CCCGGTCTGCGTCGGGTTCCTTTCAATATCAAGGTCCCGAGAGCAACCGGCGATCCGACCGTGAACTGGGTCGGTGAAGGCAAGGTCAAGCCGGTGTCGAGCCTCGCGTTCGACAGCGTGACCCTCGGCTTTGCCAAGGTGGCCGGCATCGTGCCGATCACGATGGAACTGATGCGTTTCTCGAACCCGGCGGCCGAAGGGCTCATTCGGGATTCGCTCGTCGCGGCCATCACCTATCTGACGGATCGTGACTTCCTCGATCCCAGCAAGGCGGCGACGGACGTTTCTCCGGCGTCCATCACCAACGGTGTTTCGGCAATCGTGCCAACCGGGACTGACGCGGATGCTCTCCGGACGGACTTGGGGACTTTGCTTCAGGCATACGCCTCCGCCAATATGGGCATCGGCGGGCTTGTGCTGGTCATGACGGCCCAGATGGCCATCCGCATTCAGTTGATGCGGAATGCCCTTGGCCAGCCGGAGTTCCCCGGTCTGACCCTCAACGGCGGTTCGCTTGAAGGAATTCCGGTAATCGTGTCGGAAAACATTGTGGCGGCCGGCGGGTCTCCCGCTGACGGTACGATGATCGTCGCGATTAACGCTCCGGAAATCTTGCTCGCGGATGACGGCGCTGTCGAAATCGACGTGAGCACGGAAGCGTCTCTCCAGATGGAAACGGCTCCGGACTCTCCGGCGGTCGCCGGGACGGTGCTCGTCTCCCTCTGGCAGCACAACATGGTCGGCATCCGCGCAGAGCGGATGATCAACTGGAAGAAGCGTCGCGACGGTGCCGCTCAGTATATTCTCGGTGCCAAGTACGCCTAAAGCCTGAACCCCGGTGCGCACCGGGTTGGCCCCGTGGGGCAGGGCGGATAATATGCCTCACAACTTGGGCCCGCCGGATTTCCTTCCTCGATCCGGCGGGTTCATTCTCAGGAAGGGAAAAATCCATGACAATGCTAGAGGCGCTGAAGAGGGTTCGGTATCCCCGCGGCGCGAACGGGCGCGAATATCAGGCGGGCGAGCGGTTCGCCTCACTCTCTGATCGCGACACAAAAATTCTAACGTTGACGCGCGTGGCGCGGCAGGCACCGGATGAAAGCGTGCCCGTCGTGGCTGAGCAGGCTGACCCGCCCGCTACGCGGAGACGCGGCCGGCCGCCGCGGTATCTGCGAAGCGACATGCGGGCTGAGGAATAAATCCGATGAAGCCCAGCGTAGAAAGACTTGATGGGCGCTGGGGCATCCGGTTCCCGGATGGCAGTTTCGGGCCAAGCATCGGCATCAACACGATCAAGTGCAACGACCGCCTTTTGGTCGAGGGTATCTTGGAAAGGCGTCACTTCAGCACTGGCGGCGCGTGGTCTGACGAGGACGATATCCTGCTTGGCTACTGGTCGTGTGTGGAGGCCTCTTTCCTCGGCAGCTTCGCGGATCACATGGGCGTCCCCAATAAGACGCCGCAAGAAGTGAGGCTGGTCTATCACAAGGATTTCCCGGCGTGGTGCGCGGCTCGCGCCGCGGAGAAATGCGTCCCCACGGTCAAGCGCCTCGGATATTTCACTGATAACGAACGTAGCTGGGATGACGATCCGACGCCCGGCGCGACCATGCGGAAATATATCAACATCGTCTGCGATGCGATCCGCGTACAGGACGGCGAAAGCCTGATCTTCGGGCCGCGGCTGCATCGTCCGAACTGGGGTCTCAAGTCTGCGATCGGGGCGCTTGGCGAGCGGTGCGACGCGCTGGCCGTGAATTACTACGGCGTCGATGAGCCGGAAGCCTCCCGGATCGCGACCTTCTTTTCGTGGTCAGGCTTGCCGACGCTGGTCACTGAAATGTATGCGATGAGCCGGGTCGGGTGCGTTGACGGCTTCAAGCCGACGAATGGCACCGGCGCCGGGAAGAAAGTAGCGACGCAGCAAGGACGGGCGGATTTCTATGCCAAGTTCATCCGGGGCTGTTCCAGTCTGTCGCAGATTATCGGCTGTCACTGGTTCAAGTGGGCGGACGATCCTGAGGCCGGCGGGAAGAACTGCGGCGTGGTCGGCATCGGATCGACGCCATATGATCTTCTTCTCGATCAGATGCAGACATCGAACCGGAAATGGCTCGCTCTTTTCTGAAGGCCGGAGGTGATTGCGATGCGGGTTCTCGGCTTTCAGATCATCAAGGCGCCGCCGTCAGGCGCCCAGTCGGTAGAGGGGCAGGATCGTGGCCGTTGGTGGTGGCCGGTCATTCGCGAGCCGTTCACCGGGGCTTGGCAGCGCAACATTGAGGTTCGCACGGACACGGTGCTTACCTTTGGCGCTGTCTACGCCTGCATCAACCGCATCTCGTCCGATATCGCGAAGCTCAGGATCAAGCTAGTCCAGCAAGATGAGAACGACATTTGGTCCGAGACGGAAGCTCCGGCCTTCTCGCCGGTTTTGCGCAAGCCGAACCACTATCAGAACCGAATTCAGTTCCTCCAGCTTTGGATGACCTCCAAGCTGATCAATGGCAACGCCTACATCCTGAAGACACGCGACCAGCGCGGTGTGGTGGTCGGTCTCTATGTGCTCGATCCGACGCGGGTCAAGGTTTTGGTAACGCCATCCGGGGATATCTATTATGAGGTCGCAAAGGACTACCTCTCGGACGTGCAGGATACGGTGACGCTGCCTGCCAGCGAGATCATCCACGACCGCATGAACACGTTCCATCATCCGCTTTGCGGGGTCAGCCCGATTTATGCAGCCGGCCTGTCAGCTATTCAGGGAATTCGCATTCAGTCGAACTCCACGCAATTTTTCCAGAATATGAGCGTCCCGTCTGGCGTGCTCACCGCGCCCGGCGTGATCAGCGAACAGACGGCAAAGCGCATCAAGGACGCTTGGGAAACAAACTTCAGCGGCGGCAAGGGCGGCGTCGCGGTGCTCGGTGACGGTCTCGCCTATGAGCAAATGACGATCTCTGCGACGGACGCTCAAATGCTGGAGCAGTTGAAGTGGACGGCGGAGAATGTCTGCACAGCCTTTGGCGTGCCCGCCTACATGGTCGGGGTGGGGCCGGCGCCGACATACAACAATATCGAAGCGCTCAATCAGCAATACTATTCGCAGTGTCTCCAGATATATATTGAGGCGCTAGAGCTATGCTTGGATGAGGGGTTGGGGCTCGTCACAATTTCGGGCAAGGAATATGGCACGGAGCTTGACCTCGACGGCCTGCTCCGCATGGATAGCGTGTCCCTCTATGAAACGCTTTCCAAGGGCGTGAACGCGGGTGTCCTCGCGCCGAATGAGGGGCGCAAGAAGCTCGATCTGAAACCGGTTCCGGGTGGCGATACGCCATATCTGCAACAGCAAAATTACAGTCTGGCGGCGCTCGACAAACGCGATAGTCAGGAGGACCCGTTTGCAGCCAAGACGACGCCATCGAGTGCGCCGGCTCCGGATCAAACGGACCAAGCCGCGACTGACAGCACGGAGCCGCCGTCAAATCAGACGCAGAGTGCGGGAATTGATTGGGACCATGAATTCGCCCTTCTGGATGCGGAAATCCGCTCGGCTCCAATTCAGATCACGATTCAACCGGGGTTAGCGACATGAACGGCTCAGAACGACAGGAGCTTGTCCGCGAGTTCAATCGAGGGCTGGCACCGGTTATCCGCCGGTATGTCGAAGACGCTGTGCGGCCGGTCGTCGATCGATTGATCATGCTGGAGGCGCGGCCCTTGCCGATGCCCGGACGGGACGGCATTGGCATAAACGGCAGTATGATCGATCGTCGTGGCTGCCTGATATTGACCTTGACGGACGGCCGAAACTTGGAGGCCGGAATTATCCCGGAGGGTCCGGCTGGCAGGGACGGTAGCGATGGCCAGAGCGGCAAGGATGGCCAGAACGGCATTGACGGAAAGGATGGACAAGATGGCAAGGACGGCGAAAACGGGAAGGACGGCAAAGACGCAGACCCGGAAATCGAAGCGCAGCTTCGTAGCGCCCGAGACGAATATCTCGCGGCAGCTAGGGCGCTCGAAGACATCCATCTCAAAAGCCCCGGTCCGGAAGAAATCGCGGAGCAA